AGGATATTACTCATGCGGTTACCTCACGATTAAGTATCACCCTACCCTCTAAGATTCTTGACACGGTGTCTGCGCTGGTAGTCTTTAGTTCAAAGTCATACACCGCATTGTCGAAGTCGTACCCGGCTGTTGTCCCGTAGGCGATTTTAATATTTATATTTGGGCTGACACTGCTAAGCGTGATACCACTACCATTCGTTAGACTAGCTATCTCGGTACCGCCCTTTGACTCTTTAATCTTCATCGCGGCGGTATATCCAGAGCCAAGTGCCAACAGTGACCCAGCACTATCCTTATAGTCTATGTCAAGGTCCAGGTCGGCACCTTGTTCTATGGTAATGTCGTATCTGCCTGCGGCCATTAGTAGTAGCCCTGGCCCTCTAAGATTCCCTTCTTTTTGCTCTTTTTCTTTTTCTTCATTTTGTGGTATCCAGGCATTTTACTTCTCAGCTAAATGGTATGGTTTGTCCGCCCCTTAGTTTGATGAGTCTTTGTTCATCACAACCGCAAGGACTATCTTCAGTACAGGTACATGGTTCACAGTAACATTCTAAGCATTTGCACTCAGGGTTATCACAGGTTTTCATGTGTAACTTGGTGTCGTGCATTACAAGAATCTATTGATCCTAAAGCCTCCAGAGTTACGTCCTTCTGACAGTGTTCCGCTTGTAATACCCTCCTGCCGAAGTGCGATCTGGGCCTGCTCTACAAACTTGGCTCTATACATCTGGGACTTCTCAATTGATTTGACCTGGCCCTCTTTTAACCAGGCTCTTTCTAAGGCACCAAAAACAACTGCCTCGTGCCAGTAACCATGGATCTGAGGCGTGCTCGTGTCCGAAGATAGTCCTGAAACTTTAGGTACACCACGGACAGATAGTTTATGAAAAACTTTAGTTGTTGCATCTTTATCAACGTAAAGGTCCCTGTCTTCTTTCGGAAGCGGATAAATACGAAATGTATCACTCGTCCGGTGATTAAAAATGGCGCCTTCTACTGGGCCATGTTGGTCACGCCACTTTGGAGTGTTTGATACAGAAAAGATTGCAGAACTAAATGCGTTAGGATGAAAGCCCATAGAGCTTTCTAATAGGAATGAGCGGTGGGATCTGGAAGCCGCAGCAGCGTTCAATTCTGACTCGGTATGGATCGTTAGTTCACGACCATTTATGGAGACAGAAATAATCTCATCTATTGTGCTGGGCTTGGTAAAGGTGGGACCAATTCTAAATACCGAGACAGCGCTATCGGTGACCGCATCGCCGAAGTCTACAGAGTAGGTAACTGTAGTTGTGCTTGGGACCAGTATATTAAACGGCCCGTTGTACTCATCGGGCGCAGCACCAGACACCAGCAACGCGTCGTTTTCGCTGTAGCCGTGAGCTCCAGAAAACGTAATCGTTGCGGTCTTGCCGTCAATCGTTAAGGTGCCTGTCTTGGTGGCTTCACCGAGGGCAGTTGTCCCTCCCGGGTTTGTAGCAAAACCGGTGACTTGGGGGTACCTCGCAAGCCTGGTGAACTCTGTCAGCGCATCGTCGATGTACTGATTTAACTCACGGTCACTCCAGTGTCTGTTGGCATCATCCTGTAGGGCACTCTCAACTCTCTCACGTATCTCTTTTCTATTCATGCTGATTAAGGTCGATTACCTCATGAGCCTTGATGGAGTCCTCCAACGTGTCTTTAGTAATCTCTGTGCCTGCATGATCCCCGGTCTTAGGCCAGTGCTTGACCTGGAATTGAAAACGACGGTTGTGCCTTGCGGACATTTGTTGAGTAATATCACCTTGAAAGTAGTGAGTCTCAACTGCGTCGTTTAAGATGTTGACGTGCCCTATTGGCACTAAACGATCCGAACCACGTGGTATGACAACTGAGTGTGTACCATGGGTTACAGGGACAGGCCCTGTGTCAGAAAGTTGTGCCCCGTGCTCTATGTTGATCACGCAGTAACCTGGGGGGACCTCGTCTCCCTTTTTCCACGCCTTTGCTAAGTTTAAGCCGTGAGGTAAGTGAGCCCACTTACCGTCTCCAACATCCTGGTAACCAGGGTGCCTACTACCTTGAGGTACGTTTTCACTTGGTACTAAACCACCACCAACGCTCATAATATTCCCTAAAAAAGATTAAACCCTGTATATATCAAATATATACAGGGTTATAAAATTAAGCTAACTCAGACTGTTCCCAGGCGATATTAGCATCAAAGCGGTACTCAACCCACCAATGGAAAGCTCCCGCAGTCTGTGCATCACCAAGGTTAATCTGCCCCACAACAGGGAATACCTGTTCCCCTGCGGACGACCAAACCTTATTACCACTAGCAACAGTATTAGCGGGGTCATGTAAATAAGCTGCCGTTGAAGTCATATAGGGAGGTTTCCCCATAAAGTCTACTCCAACAACCCCGGTTGCGGCAGTGGTGTGACTGGAAGCGCCTGCGGCTTCTAGGTTTACTGCTATTGCATACGCATTAGGATCGGCAGCAGCCGCCACATTGACCATTCCTGTATCTGACTGCAATGTCCCGGCAGCATGGCCAATTTCAAATGTATTGGTACCACTGGTAGTAGTGGCGGCGTCACTAATAACAATATGGAAACCTGACACACGAGCGCCTTCAGGTATGTATAATACCCTCTGGTAAGTAGCCGCAGACCAAGTCTGGCCGTCAGCAAAGTTTACAAAGTCGTGTGCCGTGGTCTGTGTGGCATTAACGATTCTAGTTTTAATAGAGTCCATAAAATTTTCCTTTCATAAGGTAGGATTAGTGTGGAGGCCACGAGCGTGGCCCCCGACGTTAAATTATGCAGTAGCCGAAGCTGTGCATTCGATACGATACATCCACAGGTCCTGCAATATAATACAGGAGTAGAACGTATCCCAGGCGATACTGCCTCTTTGCCCCAATGGGTCCCCAGGACCAACAGAGGGTGCATGAATTTTTGAACGGAGACTGTCCATTCCGCCTAAGGTCGCGCATCCACCGAAATCCTGTGCAAGGATTATAATTGGATACACGTCAGAATTCGATCCACTGGTGGAAACCTCAAGAGGCCCGGAAGTTACAGACGCTCCCGCGTCTTTCCACGGTACTGCCTGAGTTGTAACTATAATACGAATTCCAGACACGGAACCAATTTCCCCCTCCATTGCGTCTCCAGTATTGGAATACTTCTCAACAGGAACCCATGACGCATTTGCCTCAAGGTCCTGACGGAGGTCAGGGTGACAGATCCCGATGTACGACTCACGGATCGGCTCTGTGGCGATCCCGACAGAGGCACGTAGTTTCTTACGTAACTTCTTGGCGTCGTTCTGCTCAAGGGAGCGGATTGCCGCACTAAAGTTTGCGTTAGTGCCTGCTGCTGGATTAGCAGCCGCCGTAACAGCGTTACAGGTCTGGTCAACAGTCGCACGACTGGTACCGCCTGAGTATGTTACAGAAGTTCCCGCTCGGAAAACCTTGTAGGCAAGGTAGTCAAGGGTCTCACCAGCCTGCTGGGCCTGACGTTCTGTTGTAATCTGGACCAGTGGGTCGGTCGAAGCCGCCAACATCACGTCCGTGGTGTTCACATACGAGCCATACTGCTTCAATGTGTGCATCATGGTCGTCTGGTCAATGGTCGTGAAGTCCGGCGTTACACCCTCTGCAATCGGGGTGTCAACGATTGGAAATCGTTCGTACCTGCGGTGACGAATCTCTAGGCCCTGCTTTTGAGGTTTCGTCTCCTTTTGTGCGAATTTCGCAAATGTCAATAAACGCTTCGCAATCGGAAGCATTCGTTTCTGAATCGTAAAGGCATCATTTTTACTTAGATCCCCATACGATGATCCGCCAGTAATTGCGGTTGCGCCACCATAGGCTGCCATATTAAACTCCTATAAAAAGTTAAAAATCATCTTTGGGTTCAGGAACATTGTCCCAGAGCTCTTCATCACTCATGTTCTCTGGTGAACGCTCCATTACTGGTGCGGAGTTTTTGGCCAGTCCGCTCGCTGCTTGTCTGCGAGCTTGTTTTGCTTGAGAAGGTTTTGGCGCCTCCTGCTTTGCAGATGGTCGCCACTGGT